ACCTTTAAGCCTTGCGCTGGTTGCCCAACACCTAGCAAGTGCAAATCTATGGGTAAATGCGCTAAAAAGATGAAATGAAAGCCCCTCAAAAGAGTTTAAAAGATTGGGGCGACCAGAAATGGCGCACTAAGTCTGGTAAGCCTTCCTCTGTAACGGGTGAGAGATATTTACCCGAGGCGGCTATCAAGTCTTTGTCGGCTAAAGAGTATGCTGCAACCACTAAGGCCAAGCGTGAAGGCACAAAGGCTGGTAAACAGTTTGTTGCCCAACCTAAAGCAATTGCAAAGAAAACAGCAAAATTTAGATGAGGTAGATATGAAGAGTCCTGCTTGGCAAACAAAAGAAGGAAAAAACCCCAAAGGGGGCTTGAATGCTAAAGGCAGAGCATCGTATAATGCAGAAACAGGTGGCAATTTAAAACCACCAGTCAAGTCGGGAGATAACCCTCGTAGGGCATCCTTTTTAGCACGAATGGGCAATATGCCTGGCGCTGAGATGAAAGATGGAAAGCCTACTCGACTTTTACTTTCTCTTAGAGCTTGGGGCGCAACGTCCAAGGAAGACGCAAAGGCTAAAGCCAAAGCGATCTCTAAGAGGAATAGTAAATGAGGCCAACCTCAGTCGGACTTAACCCCACAGCCAATACGCTGACAACTGTTTTTACAGTTCCTACGGGTTACTACGCCAAGTTTACTGTGATGTACATTCACAATACTGGCGGTTCGACTAAGCACATTACTGTTCAATGGTATGACGCAAGTGCTGCCACAACACTAGATATTCTTACTTCTTACGACTTAACTTCTAAAGAATACCTTCAGTTTGATGGCAATGCTTATATCGTTTTAGAAGAAGGCGATAGAATTCAAATTACTACTCAATCTGCTAGTAGCTTTAGTTTTATTGCAACATTTGAGGTTCAGGGAGCGCAACGAACATGACCTACTTAGAACTTGTTAACGATGTTCTCATTCGATTGCGTGAGACAACTGTTTCTACAGTATCAGAAACAACTTATTCCGCATTGGTTGGCAAGTTTGTCAACGATGCTAAACGTCAGATTGAAGATTCCTATAATTGGAATGTCTTAGGACAAACAATTACAGTTACCACTACCAGTGGCACAAGCTCATACGCTTTGACAGGTGCGGGTCAGAAGTTCCGTGTTAATGACGCTATTAACACTACAAGTGTTATAACATTAGATAACACCACTGTTGCGGACATGAACCGCAAGCTCAACTTTGGCACACCTTCACAGTCTATTCCTTCAGAGTTTTGCTTTAGTGGTGTAGATGGTAGTGGAGACACAAAGATTGACCTGTTTCCCGTTCCTGATGGTGTTTACACACTGAAGTTTGATGTAACCATCCCACAGGCTAATTTGTCTGCTGATGGCACTTCAGTCAAGGTATTGGACTATTTGGTGACTCAGAGTGCCTATGCCCGTGGTTTGATTGAGCGTGGTGAGGACGGAGGGACTGCTTCTAATGAAGCGTATGCCCTGTTTAGAGGAATGCTATCTGACGCTATTGCATTGGAAAGCACTCGTTACCCTGAAGATAACTTTGTGGCGGTCTAATGGCAGCTCCTTTACAAAGTCAAAGCATTAGCGCACCAGGCTTCTATGGCCTGAACACGCAAGACTCGCCCCTAGATTTATCTTCTGGCTTTGCTTTAACTGCTTCTAATTGCGTGATTGACCAGTTTGGTCGTATTGGCGCACGTAAAGGCTTTACTCTTGTTAATGCCTCATCAGGCAATCTAGGCTCTAACAATGTGGGTGTAATCCATGAGTTAGTCCAAACTGATGGCACTTTGACTGTTCTGTTTGCGGGAAATAACAAGTTATTCAAACTTGGTACTTCTAACGCAGTGACTGAATTGACTTATGGTGGTGGCGGTTCTGCTCCTACTATTACGGCAAGTAATTGGCAATGTGCATCTTTGAATGGCATCGCTTATTTCTTTCAAACTGGTCACGATCCACTTATCTTTGACCCCGCTGTTAGCACTACGACATTTAGACGGGTATCTGAGAAGTCAGGCTATGTTGCAACTGTTCCTCAAGCAAACATTGCCATCTCAGCGTTTGGTCGTTTGTGGGTGGCTAATACATCCACAGATAAGGTCACTATTACCTTCTCTGATCTGATTGCGGGTCATGTATGGTCAGGCGGTACTTCAGGCACTTTAGATGTTTCTAGGGTTTGGCCTAATGGTGCTGACGAGATCATGGGTCTAGCGGCTCACAATGACTTCTTTTTCATCTTTGGTAAACGGCAGATTCTTGTTTACTCAGGTGCTTCTACTCCCGCATCCTTGGTTCTGTCAGACACAGTAGGCTCTATTGGATGTATTGCTAGGGACACTATTCAGTCAATTGGTACTGATGTGATCTTTTTGTCGGATTCTGGTGTTCGTTCTCTGATGAGGACAATCCAAGAGAAGTCTGCACCTCTTAGAGACTTGTCCAAGAATGTGCGTTCTGACCTTATTTCATCTTTGGCGGTAGAGACTCTGGCTAATCTGAAGTCTGTTTACTCAGAAAAGAATGCGTTTTACTTGTTGACTCTTCCAGTAACAGGTCAAGTCTTCTGCTTTGATACAAAAATGCAATTGCAAGATGGTGCTTTTAGAGTAACCAAGTGGGACTCAATTACGCCTACAGCTTTGTATTCACTGAGGAATGGTGATCTGTACATTGGTAAACTAGGTTTTATTGGCAAGTATGGAAGTTTCTTAGATAACACTTCTACTTACCGATTGAGCTACTTTACCAACCATGCAGACCTTGGTAATGAGAATCAGATTTCTATTCTCAAACGAATTAAGGCCATCATTATTGGTGGGTCTAACCAATTCGTGACGATCAAGTGGGGCTTTGACTTTGCTGCCAACTATTTGTCAGGAAATGCTTTTATCCCTGAACAAGCAAACTATGAGTATGGTTTAGCTGAGTACGGAGTAGCAGAATACTCAGGTGGACTCTTGATTAAGACACTAGATGTAAATGCTTCTGGTGCGGGTAAAATTGTTCAAACAGGTTACGAAACCACTATCAACGGCACTCAACTGTCAATTCAGAAGATTGAGATTCAGTCTAAGAACGGAAAGATATCCTAATATGTCAAATTATACAAAGAGCACGAATTTCGCCACTAAAGACAACCTCACGCCTGGTGATCCACTCAAGGTCGTTCGAGGTACAGAGATTGATACTGAGTTCAATAACATTGCTACTGCTGTTGCGACTAAGACAGACAACTCTGCTGCCGCAATTACGGGTGGTTCAATCACTGGTATTACAGACTTAGCAGTTGCTGATGGCGGTACTGGTGCTTCTACTGCGGCTGGTGCTCTGAATAACCTCTTGCCTAGCCAAACAAGCAATGCTAACAAGTACCTCCAAACTGATGGTACTAACGCTTCATGGGATGCGGTCACTCTTTCTACTGCCGACATAACAGGCACTTTAGCGGTGGCTAATGGTGGTACTGGTGTAACTAGCTCAACAGGTACAGGCTCAGTAGTGTTGTCAAACTCGCCAACATTGGTGACTCCCGCATTGGGAACTCCTGCTTCTGGTACTTTGACAAACGCCACAGGATTGCCAATCTCTACGGGCGTGAGTGGCTTGGGTACTGGTGTTGCTACATTCTTGGGTACGCCCTCATCTGCTAACTTAGCTTCTGCCGTATCTGACGAAACAGGATCAGGTGCTTTGGTGTTTGCCAATAGCCCAACATTGGTCACTCCCGCCCTTGGCACTCCATCTGCCTTGGTAGGCACAAACATCACAGGTACTGCTTCTGGTTTGACTGCGGGTAACGTAACGACTAACGCTAACTTAACAGGTGCAGTCACTTCTGTTGGCAACGCTTCATCTTTGGGTTCGTTTACTTCATCTCAACTGGCAACGGCTTTAACTGATGAAACTGGTAGTGGTTCAGCAGTATTTGCTACCTCTCCAACCCTAGTAACTCCTATCCTTGGAACACCCACTAGCGCAACTTTAACAAATGCTACAGGTCTTCCAATCTCTACAGGTGTGTCAGGTCTAGGTACTGGTGTAGCAACTGCTCTAGCGGTTAATACAGGCTCTGCTGGTGCGCCAGTATTGTTCAATGGTGCATTGGGTACACCTTCTAGCGGTACTGTAACTAATCTAACAGGTACAGCCTCTATCAACATCAATGGAACTGTTGGTGCTACTACAGCATCTACTGGTGCTTTCACAACCCTGACAACATCCTCCACAGTCACACACAATGGTGGCACTGCTAACGGAGTAACCTATCTCAATGGCTCAAAGGTTCTGACAAGTGGGACTGCGCTAGTCTTTGATGGAAATAACTTAGGTGTTGCTGTGGCATCACCTGATGCCCGAATTACTATTCCATCCCCCTCTTATTCATCTTCAGCGGTAGGGGGCATGATTCGGTTCAAGGATGCTGGAACAGCTGATTCCGCTATTCAGTCTTTTTATGTTGGCTCTGAAGGTACAGACCTTAGTTTTGGTAGCAACGCTTATGTTGCAACATCTGGTGCTTACACTCGCTTTGATGCAACAAAAGCTTCAGCCTACATAAATCTTAATCGTGCAGGAAATATTCAATTTGCGGTAGGTACTGGTGCGCCTTCAGAAGGTATGCGCCTCACCTCAACAGGGTTGGGTATTGGTACAAGTTCGCCTGCTTATAAGTTGGATGTAAGTGGTGTTGCGCGAGTAGGCGGATTGCGTCAGAGTTTTGAAACTGGCTTATATACAGTAGATGGTACTTTATCAAACTATTCAGCAACAAATGCTGTTTATTTAAATGGTAATGTCGCTGGTGGGTTGCGTTTAAATGGTGACGGAACTAATGCTTCATATTTACAGGTAAATGGTGCTTCAGCTAGTACCTCTCCCAATGTAATTTTCTTTTATACAGCAAGCTCAGAACGAGTCAGAATAACGGCAGCGGGTGATGTAGGTATTGGAGGTGCTCCTTCGTACAAGTTAGACGTTGCTGGCGAAGTTCGTGCAAACAATCTATTTCGTACTACTGATGGCACAAACATAGGTTTGTTTGGCTCAAGTGTTTTTGCAGGTAATGTTATTGGCATTGGTTCTTCAAATAGCGTACCTTTAGTTTTTGGTACTGGTGCAACAGAGCGTATGCGCCTCGACACCTCAGGCAATCTAGGCTTGGGAGTTACTCCGAGTGCTTGGGCTAGTGGTTACAACGCAATTCAGTTTGGTAGCGGCTCAAGTCGGGCTGGTGCTCTATTTACAAACGGAATAAACGATTTATGGCAAACATCAAACGCTTACTTTAACGGCACTAATTTTATTTATTACGCCACTGGAGTTGCAACTGCATATAACCAATCAAACGGCTCACACAATTGGCGTTATGCCGCATCAGGCACAGCAGGAAACCCTATCACCTTTACTCAGGCGATGACTCTGACAGCGGATGGCAACTTGGGGCTTGGTACGACTTCACCTAGTGCGGCTGTAAGACTTGAAGTTACTGGAGGTAATGTCTTAGTTGGAAACTCTGTCGCTAACAATCAACTTACTGTAAGCAGAACAGGGGCTAATGCAAGTTCATTCTCTGTGCAAGCCTACACAGATGCTGTTACTTTAAGTTATACATATACAAACCAAGGCTTAAAGTTTTACGATGCAACAGCAGCCGCAGAACGAGCCAGAATAGACTCTAGCGGTAACTTTTTTGTAAATAAAACATCGGTAGATGATTCTGTTGCTGGTGTTACTTTGCAAGCTGCTGGAACTGTTAGATGTTCGAGGGCAGATTCTTTGGCTGTTTTTAATCGTCTTTCAACAGATGGGACATTAGTTGAATTTTTACAAGCAGGTACACTTGAAGGCAGTATTTCTGTATCTGGTACAACCGTTTCATACAACGGCGGTCACTTATCTCGATGGGCGCAAACAACATCTGCAAAAGATAACTCAATCGTCAAAGGTACTGTGTTGTCAAACCTTGATGAGATGAATGTCTATATAGACGTTGAAGGCAATCCTATTGACAATGAACAACTTAACAAAGTCAAAGTATCTGACGTTGAGGGCGATGCTAACGTGGCTGGTGTGTTTGTTAACTGGACACATGACGATGCCCACAATGTTGATGAAATAAACATGGCTATGACAGGCGACATGATTATTCGCATTGCCCAAGGCGTAACTGTTGTTCGTGGTGACTTGCTAATGTCTGCGGGTGATGGAACTGCCAAGCCACAAGGTGATGACATCATTCGCTCTAAAACTGTTGCTAAAGTAACCTCAAACCATGTTACTTGCACATACGCAGATGGCTCATATTGTGTGCCTTGCGTCTTAATGGCTTGCTAATCTTTAAAAGGAAACAACATGACTACTACTTGGACTATCTCAACACTTGAGCGTGAAACCTCAAACGGCTTTGTAACAACTGCACACTGGCAAGCCACAGCAGTAGATGGAGAATACACAGCATCTATCTATTCAACTTGCTCATGGGCTGATGGCACACCAACAATTCCCTATGCAGACCTGACACAAGAAACAGTGCTTGGATGGGTATGGGCTAATGGTGTTGATAAACAAGCCACAGAAGACGCTCTGGCGGCTAATATTGCTTTGCAGAAGAATCCTGTTACTGCTACTGGCACACCTTGGGGTCAAGCATGAAATTAGAGTTAGACGTTAACGAGATTAACTTTGTATTACAAACTTTGGGGCAGTT